CCACATACTCATAACAAGGGCGTACTCAAGTGGGAAGAGCCAAGTAGCGTACCAAATTTCGTTTTGGTCGAGCGCGTAGAGTAAGATATTAGGCGCCTTGAACATATTACCAAAGGCAAAAAGTGGTTGGTCCGAAGCGGGTAGCATCTGAGCCAGCTCGCCGTTTTCGTTTAGTTTTAGCCACCAACGTAGGATGGCTAGGTCTTCGTCAAAGTTGCCTGCATAAAGCCTTAAACCGAGTTGCTCCGCACGTCTGGGAATATCCTGGGCAGCTATTGTATCAATCATTCTGTGTCCTCCGGTACGTGTACGTCGAAGTCGATGCCGAAGACTTCTACGGCAACAGAAGCGCTGCCAGAAAGTTGCACGCCGACGACTCGGCCAGTTCTGCCGACGTTGAAATTTTGAATGGTGCGGCTAGAAGTAGTAAGCTTGCCCACGGTAACTTCCGAATCGTTGAGGATGGCAGTAACGGTCAGTGTTGCGCCGTTGGTATTGGCGTCTACGAGTATACGTCGGACGATGCAGTCCTTTTCGTTGTGGAGGCGTATCTGGCCAGGCTTCCAGTCGATTTCGATAGCGGCGCCATTGTCAGAGGTCTGGCCCTCGGCCTCGAAGTTTAAGACTTCGTTATTAACTGTAGCTGCAAGGACGGCTGCCTCTTGATCGCCATGTAGAGCGTCCACGCCTACGCCTACGTCCCGCCAAGTACCGTCGCGGAGGTTAAGGGCGAGCGTCTGCGAGCCATCGGAGATGAAGTATTCATGGCGCATGTAGCCAGCTACGACGCCCGTGAAGGCGTTGAGGTTCTCAACACTGTCGCCGCGGAAGAGTCGGACGATTGGCTCAGGGGAAATCAAGTCGGCAGATGCGCCGTTGAAAAGTCGTATGCCGTCCTCGGCTTCGTAGACGACTCCGTAGGGAGTGACGACGACTGTGTGTGGGGAAGTCGTACCTGGTGCACCTGAGACCTCGCGAGCGACGTAGGGGTTCGAGCCGAGAATTTGGAACATTCTAGATTCCGACAGTACGCCGAGCATTCCTTGCCAACTGAAGAGCTTTTGGAGTGGGTCGTCGTCGCTAGAGACCTCGATGTATCCTTGAACGGCCTCAGCGCGACCAATTGGGGAATAGTAAAGCCGACCGCGGTTGCCGGACTGTGTACGTGTGATCCAAAACATCGAGGCATTGATTGGACCGAGGCAGTCGTCGAACCACGAGTATGGTTGGAGGTTGTCAGTTGGGAGTTCAAGCGAAGACAACGACGTACTGCCATCGTCGTCGTAGGTGGTAGTGCCAGCGGCTATCTTGTCAAGGTAGAAAAGTGATGTGCCGCCAGCAACGCTACGCCAAATTTCAACGTGAGTGATCTGGCTATCTACGCCCGTCGGGTCGGGAATGTTGGACAGGCGCGCAGTGGAATTTGGTGCTGAAATGGTCACTTCGATGTCGGTGCCGTTGCCGTTGGAGCGGGTGCCTGTGTTGTTGTTTAAGTACGTGATTTGGTACTTATAAAGACCGTCGGCAAGGGAGCCACCTGCAACTGCTGAGCCGGTGGGGTTGCTTGTAGGCGCCGCAATGCCCCAATTGGTTACGTTGTCGCTAGCATCAACTTTGTAAAGGGCGCCTCCGCCCGCGACGAAGAGGTAGTCTTCGACGCCAGCAGTCGGAGGCATCTTGGCGAAGGCGAGGCGGTTGCCACTCAAGCCGCTCTGGAGCAAGGTAGCGCCTTTGTAGAGTCCAGTACCTACGCCATAGTACCAACTGTCGTTAAAGTAAAAGATTGAATGGGCGTCTACAGCATGTAGCAGACTGCCTCCAGGACGAATGCGCATGGAGCGTGTTGAAAGTGGATGTATGCCACGATTACGCAGCATAGTCCCGTCAGGCATCTCGTCGATAGGAGATGCCAACCAGAGACCGCGGTCAAATTGTCGTAAGCGTATTATCATGTCGTAGCAAATATCTCCGCAGCTTCGAGTTTGGCTAGGATGTTATTGATCTTAGTACCGAGAGCGTCGAGGGCACTCTCGATATCCGGTATTGTGTTGGCGACTAAATCGTCACGCAACGCATCGGCATCCGCTGGCGCATCGGCGGGGTCAGTAATGGAATGTGATGTGTTCGCGTCTGTCTCATGTGCCTGTTGCTTAAGCGCAAGTCCATTGGCGTCGAGATCGATGCCGTAGCCAGCACGGACGACCACGGTGATCGTAATCGTCCCGTCGCCATTGTCGGTAATGGAGATGCCGTCGCCCGCTGAGACCCAATCTACAAGGTCTTCACTGGTGAGATTCTTACTCGCGTCCGTACCGACCAATCGAGAGGCGGTTAGGCCGCTTAGAAGTAGGCCGACAATTTGAACTACATCAGGCAAAGTCAGCGTGATCGTGCCATCGCCGTCGTCGTTTACGTTGATTCTATCAGCCGTACCAGCGATCCAATTCGTGAGATCTGTGACACTATCAAGATCGGTCGTTGCGTCGGTCTTGACTAGACGATTTGCAGTCAGAGTAGCAGCTTTTGTAGCTACCTGGTCTTTGCGTACGGCGTCGCTGCCCTCGGCGGCTGCGGCTACATTGGTAAGTCTTTTGTAGCCCACGTCAATGTCGTTGGCGAACTCAGGCGTCAAACCGTCAAGGCCACGCATCTTGTGTTGACGCTCAAGAATATAGAGCAAAATGCGATTAAGCTCCACGAACGCCTGTTGGATTTCAAGTGAGGCATTACGTGGAATTGGCACTTGGTAGTATTCTCGAACGTCAGTCACTTCAAGCCTCCAAATTTCCAGAGAATTTCGGCAAACTCCGCACACGCTTGCGAAAATTTTAAGTCTTGATGATCGCTTGGCCGAGCGAATTCACGCTCTAAGATTTTGAAAGCAATGTAGACGCCAATCCAGTCTGGCAAATCGGTAGTGCGGCGCTCGGAGTAGATGATCGTGCCTGCGTTAGTCGGAAAGTCCTCTCCAAAGGGCGCACCGTTAGGGAAGGAAAAGTCATCAGAGTCCGCATCAGGTGTTGGGACGAGATCAAATGATCGTGCAGTACGTTCGTCGAGTACGTAAGCCCATGGGTCGCCAGACAATGTGCGCCACTCATCATCATAGGCTTCAAGGTCTTTGAGATCACCTTGGGAGAGCATACAGTCGTCGTGGAAAAGCGCCTGAATTGACACTGCATCAGCGGGCATAGAATAAGTCGCCGTGCCATTGGTGATCTCGAAGAGTTCGATGTCAAGCAAAGGCGTACCAGAGCGCTTGCCGATCTCTTCAAGGACATCCATGAAGTAGATATCGATCGTATCGGCATCGAGAGACACCTGGGCGATGTATTCCGCCAAGTCTATGACACCATCCTTGTCCATAAAGCCGCCTAACTCCTTCCGCCTACAAGCAATGCCAAAGCACTCACGAGCCCGTCCATACGCTTCCGCGCTGCATCGAATGTCCGAGAGCGTAACAAGAGAATAACCTCTGCAAGGCCAAGGGCAACGTCTACATCTTCGTCAGGCAAGTCAAGCGCAGAGTCGTAGTCGATTTCGAAGTCGGTGTACTCAGTCGTCAGCTTGGTGTAAGTAACCGTCACCGAGTCATTGACCGTCTTCGCTGGGTAGATGATGAGTAGGTCTCTTCCTAGTTGAAGCCAGAAGTCGAACTGCGAACCAGTTCTGCGGAACCACGACTTGTCGTAGGCGTCGAGTTCGTGAAGCGCGTCGAAACGTTGCAGCGTTCGATCGCCATCTTTGATCGAGATAATATCGATGGCGTCAGGCAACTGGTCGCGGTATGCGTAGACGAGCTGCTGTTTGTACGTAGTCAAGGTGCCAGATGCCACCACACGCTTTGTACCTGCATTGACGATACGTTGACACCGCGAGAGTATCTTGGTGGCCTCATCGGGATCAAGCGCAATTCCTCCTTCCTCACGAATGCGCTTCATAAGAATTTCTACTGTCGGTCCAACGTAGCGTGTCATGCGCTGCGTACCCTGCGAATGTGTTGTCTATTTTTCTTAGCCGCTCTCCGAGTGGCCTTCATCGAGATGCCTGCTCATTGATCGCCGTACTCGGCTACCCATTTTCGGCCTGCCTCTGGATCACGGCTAAATATTGCACGCTGCATAGCGCAGCGATTACGTTTTGAACCTTTTGGTGCTGGCATTTTGTGTCACCTCAGTAAGTCCTCACGCAGGCCATGTCCAACGGTCAAGTACAATATCACGGGCTGTACGCTGCTCGCCTACCCACATTCTACGACCGACACGTTCGAGGATGAACGAAGTGTCGTCCGCACCGCGATCGGCCTGCTTTGCTTCCTGGATATAGTTTTCCCACTTGGTCATTTGAGCGCGAGACTCATTGCGCCAAAAACCAGCCGCATCGACTTTGCCTAAGCGAAGCGCCTCTGCCATTTCGTAACGATAAAGGTCAATCAAAGCGCCTTCCTTGAGTACGTGTGGATCGATCTGCGGTGGAATCGTGGAACTAAACGTAAGCGCCGAAGGCAACTTCCAGTAGACGTAGTGAATGATCTCGCTCTCGTCGGGCGGTGGGTAGACTTCGACTATCAACGCGTTGTTATCGTCGGTGCCTACAAGCCCAACGGCCTCAGGATAGGAGCCCGTCAACTTGCGCCCTGGATAGCGACGATTCATCTCTTCGTAACTGAGAGGACCGTCAAGTTTGTTGCGTAGCCGCGTGTGAACGAAATCGCCTATCCAACGAGCGCTGCTGTCAAGTGGTAGGTGTCGCTTTACAGCGGCATAGGAGTTGCCGCTTACATCGTCCTCGGCAAAGGCAGTAGCAAGCGTAATCTGCGTATCACTATCGACGCTGGCAATCTTGTACCACGCACTGGCTGGTTTGATGTACCAATACGTCTGTGCGCCATTGCCAATGTCGGTGGTCCAGGACGTACCGCTGCCAGTGACAGTCGTGCTGCCACGAGTGACGTTCACTGTACCATCGTCAACAACCGCCGGAACGAGTAGCTCACCGATCTCGCGTAGATGCCTAAACTTCACCTTCGCCACGAGTTCTTGGTAGCGATTATTGACCCACCTCGCGGCAATAGGTGCACCTGCACTTGTAGCGAGCGATCCAAGTAAATCGCGGACGATCTCTTCAACGGTAGCCATTGATTAGCCCCTAGAAGCTCCGCGCTGCACGGATACGCACCGGCTGGCCGCGGCGAAGTCGTGGAACTTGCCCAACTGAGCCCCGTCGTCTGCTACTAGCCAATGCCTTAAATTGCTCTGCCGACATCCCCTGGGCAATCCGTTGAACGTGCTTACGAATGCCCTGGGGGATGTCTTCGAGCTTACACTCGCCAGCGCGGTAAGAAAGTGCCAGATCAACCATACCTGCCATGGCTTAACGCTCCATCGCAACGAGTAGCCAGTCGAGATCAAGGTAACGAGTGGCTGCTGCGCCTGTCTGGACACCTATGTAGACTGCTAAGTCTTCATCGTCGGGAATCTTGGCGTCGCCAGCGGCGATCATTTTGGAAGTCTTTTTGACACCATTGCAGTAAGGAATGATGTTGCCGCCGATGTCTACGACGAAGCCAAGCTCGTACCAAGTGTTGTCAACAAGCGTTGCGCCGCAAACCGCCGTTATCTCCGTACTAGAACCGTTTTTGCGTGCGTGTAGATCGAAGTCAGTCGCGGTCTCAGACTTCTCGAAGAAGATACCGTCTGTCGGAAACGTAGACAAGAAGTTGGTATCGCCTTCGAGTGCGAGGCCGAAGAAGACTTCGCCGTCATTGGCATCCTGCACACGGAAGCGTACGAAAAACCACAACCGCTTACCAACAACGTACCTCCATGGCGAGCCATTCATTTGTAGCTGTACCATGTCGTCGTCAGCATTGTTGGTCAAAAGGCGGAGGGCACCATAAGTAACAGAGTCGAGAACGTCGACCACCTCGCCGTTCGCCCCGCCACTGTCTACAACGGAACAAATCCAGCCCCCTGTACCAGGCGCGGCCTGCTCCGAAGTAGGTCCCTCCCAAGTGAGAAAGTGGTTGAAGTAGTACAAGACGCCGCTGCTACCATCCTCGCCAATCTGACTGACTATCTCCAACGGCAGACCATTGAAGCGGTGGCCGTCTTGATGAAACGCCCACGGATTTTGAAGGTGGTTCCAATCCATGCGTCGTCACCTCCCTTCTTAGCCTGTGCTGCCGTCAACGCCTCTCCAGGTACCGAAGCCCGCTGTGTGGCGCTGGTAAACAGTAGCAATAGCATTCTTGGTCCACGGGTCATCGAAAACGTCGAAGATTGGACGATCACGCCAGAAGAAATTCACGTCGTGAACGCCTTTGGCTGCGATCAGGAACCAATACGTCGAAGTGGTGATGTAGTGACAGACCATGAACGCAAGGTCTTCATCAATGAGAGCGTTGATCTCGTTTTGCGCGACGTAGGGCTTCCCCGCGCTGCCGAGGATCTCACGGGCGGCAAACTTGTTGGCGCTAGTGACGAGCACCATCGAGGGCGCCATCAAGCGCGGCAGACCTCGCTCGTCGGTCATGTCTTCGAAGCGTGTAATGGCGCTTTGCAAGCCAGTGACCGAGAGACCGATGTCCACAGTCGGCCTATTGGCACGAGTAACACCGTCGAGACCTGTATGGGAAGTGCTACAAAGTGCCTCGCCAGATGCAAAGCCGTTGTAGCTGGTCGAGAAGGCGTTGTTGAATACGGACCACGCGCTCACCTCCTGACGATTGCGAGACGCCCGTGCAAGCGACGCAACCATTTCTCGCATGACTCCGTACAGCTCATCTCGCCATGCCTCCCAGGTGATCTCGACGGCCAAGCCA